GCGGCCGGGACGTACGGCCCGGAGGTCGCCGAGCTCGCGGCGATGGCGGGGCTGCCGCCGGACCCGGAACAGCGGCTGTGCCTTGACCAGATGTTCGCCGTGACCCCTTCGGGGACACCAGCAGCGTTCGAGACCGCGATCGTCGCACCGCGGCAGAACTTGAAGACCGGAGCCCTGAAGCAGGGTGCGCTGGGCTGGATGTTCCTGCTGGACCGGCGCCTCATCGTGTGGTCCGCGCACGAGTTCTCCACGGCGCAGGAGGCGTTCCGCGACATACTGGAGCTGGTGGAGGGCACGCCGGAGCTGGACCGCAAGGTCAAGGCAGTGCACCGGGCCAACGGCGACGAGGCGATCGAGCTGCTCAACGGCTGCCGCCTGAAGTTCAAGGCCCGCACGAAGGCCGGCAGCCGCGGCCTCACCGGCGACGTGGTCATCCTCGATGAGGCGTTCGCGCTGCGCCCCGCTCACATGGGTGCGCTTCTGCCGACGTTGACGACCCGGCCGATGGCGCAGGTCGTGTACGCGTCGTCTGCCGGCGGGCTGGATGCGGCGGTGCTCCGCGGCATCCGCGACTCGGGCCGCGCCGGGAACAAGCCGCGGCTGGCGTACCTGGAGTGGTGCGACCCGGACCCGCCCGCGTGTGCGGTGGACGGCTGCGAGCACTGGTACGGCACCGCCGGATGCTCCCTGGACGACCGGGGCCGGTGGCGCCGGGCGATGCCCGCGCTGGGGCGGCGCATCACCGAGGACATCATGCTGGCGTTCCGCCAGTCCGGGATGCCGCCGGATGAGTTCTCGCGCGAGTTCCTCGGCTGGTGGGAGGACCCCGCCGACTCCACGGACGACCTGACCGGGGCGGAGTGGGCCGCGGCCGAGACGGAGGACGGCCCGACGGGCGATCTGGTCGCCGCCGCCGACGTGGCACCCAACGGGGTGTGGTCGTCGGTGGTGGTGTGCGGCGCCGGGATCCTGGAGCTGGTCGAGCACCGCCGCGGCACGTCATGGCTGCCCGAACGGCTCGCAGAGCTCAGGGATCGGCACCGGATAGCGGAGATCGGCATCGACCCTGCGGGGCCTGTCGGGTCGCTGCTGCCGGATCTGGAGCGCGCCGGGGTGCCGGTTCGCCTCCTCGACGGGCGGGACACGGTCCGCGCGTGCGGGGCGATGGTGACAGCCGTCGCCGATGCGGCTGTGCGCCACCGGGGGGAGCCGGCGCTGATGGCGGCGGTGGGCGGCGCGTCGCGGCGCACCGTGGGCGACGGCTGGAAGTGGTCGCGGAAGGACTCGACCGTCGACGTGTCGCCGCTGGTCGCGGCGACGTATGCGCACTGGATGTGGCTGGGCCGCGCCGTGGCCTACGACATCTTGGATTCGGCGTGGTGAGACAGGAGGCTGGATGCTCGACTGGGTGACGACCCTCCTTGAGGGCCTGGCGGCGCTGTGCGCGGCCGCGGGCGCGTGCCTCATCGTCGCCGGGCTTGTCGGCGGACCGGTGGGTGCCGGGCTGGGCCTGCTGGCCGCCGCGCTGGTGCTCGCTGCCGTGTCCGCCGGGGCGCTGGCCGCCGACGCGCGCCGCCGGCGCGCCGACGCAGAGGGGCTGGACGCCCTGTGAGCCTGTTCCGCCGTACCCAGCCGGACTTCCTCGACCCGTTCGTGGTGCCGCCCAACTCGGCGCAGCCGCGCCTGATCGACTCGACCATGGGACGGTTCGCACCGCGTGACCGGTCCATGCGCGTGTCGGCGGTGTGGGCGTGCCTGCGGCTGCGCGCCGACCTCGTATCGACGCTGCCCGTGGACGTGTACCGCCGGGTGGACGGGCGTGCGGTGGAGGTGCCGAAGCCGCCGGTGCTGGTGCACCCGTCGGCGATGCACCCGATGCTCAACGAATGGCTGTACGCCACGCAGATCGACCTGGACAGGTACGGCAACGCGTTCGGCCGGATCGTCGCGCGCGACGGTGCGGGGCGCCCGGCGCAGATCGAGCCTTCGGATGCGGCGGAGTGGACGGTGCGCCTGGACCGGGAGGCCGGCCGGGTCGAGTACCGGCACCTGGGTCGCCTGGTCGACAACGCCGACGTGTGGCACGAGCGGCAGTTCGTCGTCGCCGGGCTTCCCGTGGGTCTGTCGCCGATCAGCGCCGCGGCGATGACCCTGGCGCACAACCTGTCCGCGCAGGAGTTCGCGCTCACGTGGTTCACGTCCGGGGCGTCCCCCACGGGGATGCTGCGCAACAAGGAGAAGACGATCACCCAGCCCGAGGCGCTCATCATGAAGGAGCGGTTCCGGGCGGCGACGTCGTCGCGCGGCGTGTTCGTGTCCGGGTCGGACTGGGAGTACACCCCGGCGGCGGCCGCCGCCTCCGATGCGAAGTTCCTCGACGCGATCGGCGCCACGTCCGCTGACGTGTGCCGCTATCTGGGGGTGCCCGCGGACATGATCGACGCCGACTCGGGCACCGCGAAGTCGTCGATCACGTACGCGAACGTGACCCAGCGCAACCTGCAGCTGCTGACGCTGAACATCGGTCCGGGTCTGACGCGGCGCGAGGCCACGTTCTCCGACCGGCTGGTCGCCGCGCCCCGGTTCGTGAAGTTCAACACCGACGCGCTGCTGCGCATGGACGCCGCGGCGAAGGCCGAGCTGCTGGGCCAGAACGTCGACAAGCGGCTGCGCACCCCGGACGAGGCGCGCGCCCTGCTCGACCTGCCGCCCCTCACCGAGGACGACTACGCCCAGTTCGACCGCCTGTTCGGCTCGACCAAGCAGACACCCGGATCCAAGACGGGAGCCCCATGACAGACATCCTCACCCCGGCCGCGGCGCGTGCCGCAGGTGTGTCGCAGCGCTCGCACCGCCCCGCGCAGCGCCGCGCCGCCCCCGACGACGCACCCGGCAGGGCACGCGCATCGTTCCGCGGCAACCTCGCCATCACCCGCGCCGGACAGCTGGACCCGGAGACCCCAGCCGAGGACGCGACGGAGGACCCGGGCGCGGACGTGCCGCTGCACTTCGACGGGTACGCCACCGTCTACGAGTCGCCCTACGAGATGTGGGACATGTTCGGCCCGTACACGGAGGTCGTGGCCGCCGGCGCCGCCGCCGACACCCTGGCCAACCCGGACCTGGACTGCCCGCTGGTGCTGGGGCACGACCAGCTGCGCCGCATCGCCCGCACCACCAACGGCACCCTCACCCTCACCTCGGATGCGACGGGGCTGCGCGCGCAGGCGGTGCTCGACCCCGAGGACGAGGACGTCGAGTACATCGCGCCGAAGATCGCAGCCGGCCTCATCGACGAGATGAGCTTCTGCTTCCGCATCACGGCCGGGCAGTGGTCCCCGGACTACACCGAGTATCGCATCGAGAAGTTCGACCTGCACCGCGGCGACGTCGCCATCGTCGGCTTCGGCGCCAACCCGGCCACCACCGCGGCTCTGCGATCGGCGAGCCCCGCCGCCGTGCGCCTGGCGCTCGCCGCCGCCCTCTAGACCCCCCGGCACCCACGCCGGGCCGCCCCTCGCTCGCGACCGCGCCAGACCAGGGACACCCCACCTGCCCGCCCCACCCTCATCAGGAAGGCATCCCCCATGACCCTCGACCAGCTCATCGCAGCAGCCGAGTCCACCCTGCGGTCGCTCCTCGACGACCGCGCCGCACGCACCCAGGCCCTCGCCGACATGCGCGCCGCCGCAGAGTCCGGCGACAACGCACCGGCCCTGGCCGACGTGGATGCGGCGATCGCCGCCCGCGACGCCCTCGACCCGCAGATCGACGACGCCCGCCAGCAGGTGGAGGACCTGCGCGCCGAGGCCGCCCGCGACGCCGCGGCCGCCGACCTCGCCCGCGATATCGCCCACGCCGCTTCGGTGCGCGTCACCGCCGAGCCGGAGATCTACCGCCGCGACGGCGAGCACTCCTACTTCCGCGACCTGTACAAGGCGCAGAAGTACGGACGCTCGGAGTCCCTGGAGCGCCTCGACCGGCACTCCCGCGCCATCGGCACCGCCGACGGCGGCATCGGCGAGTTCGTGCCCCCGACGTGGCTCATCGACGAGTTCGAGCCGCTGGCCCGCGCCGGGCGCGTCACCGCCGACCTGTTCCGCCAGGAGGTGCTGCCCGCCGGCACCGACTCCATCAGCGTGCCCGTCGTGACCGGCGGCCCGTCCGTTGCGGAGCAGACCACGCAGGGCAACGCCCTGTCCGAGACGGACATGACGTCGAGCTCGGCGACCGCCGCCGTCGCGACCGAGGGCGGAGTCGCGACGGTCAACCTGCAGCTGCTGGAGCAGTCCCCGATCAACGTCGACACCGTCGTGTTCGGCGACCTCGCCGCCGCCCACGCCGTCGCCGTGGACACGTTCTGCATCTCCAACAACGCGACCGGAAAGAAGGGCCTCCTGTCCGTGGCGGGCATCAACGCCGTCACCTACACCGACGCGTCGCCGACGGTCGCCGAGGCGTGGCCGAAGCTGGCGGACGCGATCCAGCGCATCAACTCGGCGCGGTTCATGCCCGGCAACGTGATCTACATGCACCCCCGCCGCTGGGGCTGGATCACCGCCGCGGTCGACACCTCGGGCCGGCCCCTGTTCGAGTTCTCGACCACGCCGCCGCAGTCGGTGGTCGGGCTCGGCCAGGCCGCCGAGTACGGCCAGGTCGTCGGCACGCTGCAGGGCCTGCCGGTCATCACCGACGTGCATGACGAGTCGCAGATCGCCGAGGTCGCCAGCGTGGTCGACGTGCTGCAGACGCCGGCCTTCCTGTGCCGGCAGACCGACTTCATCCACGCGGTGGCGAAGAGCGGCAAGCCCGTCAACATCAAGAAGGGCCAGT